GGTCATTGGTTCCTGAATAAGGAGTTACACTATAAACCCCTGGAACACCACCAATGGTTTGTTGTTGTAGTATGTTGTCCACCCAAACAATAACGTCTGTTGTGGCATTTATAATTGATTGACTGTAACCGCCACGGTTGGGTAACGCAAACGCCAATGAACTACCATCGCTGGTCCATTCACGCCCTTCTGGAGGTTGTAATCTCAACCCATTACGATTCACTATCATGTTGGCAAGATTGCTGCCCTGCACTGAGTTGGTCAATGTAGTGCTCTTGAAAGTAGCAAAGTTAGAATCTGCCACAATGTATTGTGTCTGTGGCGCACTCCAGCTATACGCTGTGGATGCTTTACCGGTACCCGATCCCACTCCGCTGGCAGTGAATACTGTTCCCACGGTGTTGGCCCCAGCTCCAACAGCCACAAAGTTGGTTGTGCCAACTTCGGTGATAGTATATTCTCGGCCAATGATAAAGTAGCCCGCATCTATGATAGACACACCAAACGCAACCAGTGCAATCTCATCGGTGTCATTATATACTGCTCCTAGATCAACAATCGACTGTAAAGTGGGAACATATTCTAACCAATACAATGGATTGTTGATAGCAATGCCAGCTGGCACATCTTGTAATGCACGATAATAAGTTTCTGCCGAGCTTCCATCGTTGGTATTAACTATATCTTGCTTTGCATAACTGATCAGTTGATTCCAATCCATGCTAGGTGTGTATGGTGTCCATCCTATTACATTGGTAGAAACACCATTTACAAATAATGCGATGCTGATTATTTGTGCGGAATCAACAGGAATTAGAGTGGTCTGAGATCCTGTGCCGGCAAAATTACCACGATATAACTGATTGCCACCGCCCAATTCAAATGCGTTGATACTAATAATATCCCCATCAATCACCGTAAGCACCGTAATTGTTTGTAGAACCCAATCTACAGTATAATCGATATTCAGTACTAACGGAAGATTGGTAGTGGTGTTGGTCACAAAGATTCCTACCGGATTCTCCACCAGGCCTGCCCAACTGAATGTGTCTGTGACCGCAGATTCGTAGAGATAGCGAGTATCGGCCAATTGAAATCCATGCCCATCTCTGTTCCAATCTGCTCCTGGTCGTGTGTACACACGCATATCAAGTGTGTCAAATTCCGCACCGTTCACCAGTTCTTCAGGAGCATGTCCTTCATACAATCCAATGAATTCGCCACCATCCACATTGACACTGGTAAATGTGTTGCCCAGTGTGACATCAGTGAATGCGCTGGCGTATATGGCATCTTCAGGGGTTGTGCCCATGAAATAATTTCCATACACCTGCACTCCAGGATAATCTACTCCGTCGATCAACAGTGGCAAGTCTAATCCTGGTTGATTTACACCAGCAACATATAGACCCATTGTACGATCCACACCAGTTAAATCTCGAGCTGGAATCAGATTCCAATCTTCAAGATTGAATGTGGGACCTACCACTGCTGTAGAATCTGCGCTGGCGGCTTGCCAGACACGATCATCATATCGCACCAGTTGTCCATCTTGATATGTGCCGCTTGGATTCCAATCTCGAACATCACTGAAGTATTGGAATCTATCATACTTGATTGTGGTTTTAAAGCTACGAGATAATCCTGGAGTGATTCTTGCATAGGCTATGGCACCGGAGCCAACTCCGCCACCGCCGCTGAACGATATGCTTGGTGTTGATCGATAAACTGCATCAGAATATGTGACATTCACTGCTACCACTTGCCCTAAACTATTAATCACAGCAGTTGCTTCGGCAGCTAGCCCTGCATATGCCAAGGTAGCAGTACCATTGGTTTGGAGGCCGCTAGTGGTAAATGTAGGGGGTTCAATTCCTGTAACACCAGATTCCACCACCGTGTAAAGATTGACCACGTTGTTGTTTGCATAGAACAGTTGCTGGTTAATACTCACAGCAGTGTCACTGGTCCATGCATCGCCTACAATCACTAATGGTGGTTCTGTATATCCTGACCCACCATTAACGACTGACACTGCGGTCAGTGTCAGCAGATAATGATTGTACCATTGATTATACGGAAATGTGTTCCATACTGTGCTGTTGGCCGGCAAGTCACTCAAGAAATTAGCCACATCTGCTGACCCGTGCTCATAAGGCAACAATATCGGACTGGTGTATTGAGGAGTGGTCAGTGTGGTGTTGTAGTAGGCTGGCAGATCAAAGTCTGTGAGACTGCCTTGAAATTGGTCAAGACCGTTGTATCGCAGATTGAACTCGCGCAATTGCACATGATAAGGCTTGACTTCTTTGATGTAATCTATCACAAACTCTTGATTGTCTCGACGATAGTTTTGATATGGCACAAGATTTCGGATTCTGTGATCCACATCAATCAGGCTGGTCTTGACCAACCACTCAGGTGCAGTGAATTCACTCAGTACAAAGTTAAACACAAGAGTTAATGCACGATTACGTTCAACTGCCAGTTCATCAATCAACAGTTCTTCATTTATGGCCTGTATGATTTTTCTTGTTTCTTTCACCGGCTCTTGATCATAATACTGTGCATCAAATACTTCAATGTCGAACCCAAATCTACCCAATTGATAGTCCCACAACTCAGCTGAGAATGCGATAGTGCCGTCCTGTAATCCCACACGTTCCCATCCCGCATCGGTCAATAGATATATTTCCCATTTACCTTGAGCATTGGCTGTGATTTTTACACTACTACCCACTGCCACAGTTAATGTATCTAACCCAGCTTTGTTAGGTATCGTGGCTATGACTTTGCTGCTGGAATTGTATCCTGGAAGATACCAGTTGATATAGCTCCAGTAGTCGGCTGTGTTGTATCCCTGAACAAACGATAGTTGTAAAAGCCGTTCGCCCAACACTTGATCGCTGGCTATCACTGTGTAAATGGTCCATAGACCTCGATTGTTACTGTCGGTCACTACCAAATATCGGTAACCCAGTGGTACAGTATAGATGTTTTGGAATCCCAATATCTCTAGGTTAGCCACACGCAGATTCCATAAACCACTTGCTGCACTTGGTTCGGGTTCGGCGCTGTTGAGCAGATTAAAACTGCGGCTTTCCGAAATTGGATACATGGCTAACACATCATTGACTCTCGTGAGGTAATTTTTAAGTGCAGCAAATCTATCCACAAACATACTTTGTCGTGGGCGGAACTGCACACCATATCTCTCAGCTGGACCAAGATTTGGATCCGGCACGTTGTTTCCAAAAGTGTCTACTCCACAGAAACTATCTTGCAGCTTGCGATAGAGATTGGTACTCAGGAATGCATCTGGCTTGCCTTCGGCTATCAATTCATACTCGGTATGCACATTGTTTTCAGTAGCTTCTCTATCAAAGGATATGTTGATCACTGTGTCGGATGCCACGATATATTCGGCGGCATTGTACAAAGCAATGGTACTGGCGTTGATTGGCGCCATATAAGTGATACCACTGGTTTTGGGATCTGTGATATATTGTGCTACAGTGGCCACACTTAATGTCTTGCCTTGCTGAGTAGCCGTGGTTGTGATCCCACGTACCCAAAAATAATACTCAGTGGCAAATATACCATCTCTAGTGAGTCTGGTATTGATGCTGTAGCTGGTTGTGCTGTACGGTGTCCCTGGGCCGGTATAGTTAGCCGGGGGCACCAAACTAAGAATCCATTGATACACATCAACAGAGCTGCCTGGGAATAGTTGTCCCCAGCGACGACTAGCGTAAGTTATGTCGTCTTGGTTAGGATCGATAAATCTTACTGTGCTGGTGTCCCACCATACTTCGCTCACGTGCCCTGCCCACCAGGTAGCGCCGTTGATTCCGGTCGGACCGACATTGTAGTTGGCTGGATCTACACCGCCAATATAGTCAATATTCTGTCGGGCTGCACCTAATATCTTGCCTTGCAATGGATCAAAAAAATCAAAGAATTGTGTAGTGGCACTGGTGATACGGTCATATGTGAATACACCATTGATCAACCTGATATCTACCACTGGTTGTTGTTGTCGGAGCACAGTCCATGCAGGTGTGCGATCAGGATTTTGAAATATAAACACTCGGCCATAATTGGCTGTGCTGTCTCCCACATCATTGTTTGGTGCTCCTGCTACCAGAATACCATCAATATAATTAACGGCTGTTCCAAACGCATCCAATGTGTTGATCTGGCTGTTGTTGATCTGTTGTCCAAATATAAATTTACCTGGGTTCGATATACTCAGAGTCGAAGAAGGCAAATAATCATATGCATACACCGCACCACTGTTATTCACTGTGGTAATGAAAGTGGTGCTATCTGCATCAAAGTCTGTGGTACCATCATCAAATATAGTGATCAGATACAAGGTGCCGTTTGGTGCTCCTATGACCACAGTGGTAGCCTGATCTGACACACTCACGCTGGATCCAAATGCACCATATTTTACTGGGTATGGGCTAAGAATCGTCTGTGTGAATGCAAACGTCTTGAATGCCAATGTAGTGAATGCTGTGCCAACTGATCCAGGAGCCACCTGCAATTTATTAAATGCTGGTGCTGCGTTGCTGTTCTTGACAGACACAGTGAGATACCCAGTGGCATCAACTGTGGCCACAACATTTGGAACTGTACTGTTTATGTGAGCGGCCAGCGCACGTACATAGATGCTGGCAGCCACAGTTGTTGTGGTCACTGATGACCAGTAGCTTGCATTGCTCAGTGCTGTGGCAGCAGGCACAGCCTGCAATGCCAGGTAGATGGTGTATGTGGTACCTGACAAGTTATAGACCACATCATTTTTGTTGTATGTGGTCAAGCTGCTCCAGGCAGCAGGAACTGTTACATCCATGTTATTCACACGCAAGGTATTTCCTGAAGTCAGTGCAGCATTGGCCACTGTGGATGTGATAGTTCCGTAGATGCGGCTTTGATTTACATCACGTTCGACCACGCCGCCTTTGTAGATCTGTACGCTGCTTTGCGGAACACCCGAATACAAACTGCAATCATATGAGCAGATATCCACAGTCTGCCCAAAATTCGAAAAGTTGGCTATGGTATTTTGAGTAAGCTCTTGCACCTGTGCAAATTGATTGGTTTCAATCTCAATCACGTCACCATATTGCAAGTCCGCATTGATGGTCACTGTGTTGGCACCATTCCAGTAGAAGGTGTTGTCTGCACCAACTACACTGTCAGTCTGGTTGGTCAAGAATACATTATTAACAATAACGCCGATCGGTGCCACCGGGGTGCCTAACAATGTAAATGTTACGGTTGAGCCATCTTCACCATAGATAAATCTTTGTACGTTGCGATCAAACACATATACAGATCCTGCTTCAACATTCCCACTTTCGGTACTGTAAGGTGTGCCAATTAATAGTTGGCGGCCATCTGTGGTACAGGATATTGAATGACCAAATCTGTCAGATGAACTTAATCCAATGGCTGTGATTGAATTAATATATGTGAAATAGCTTTTTGCCCTGGCCACAATAACTGCACCAGCAGCAGGACCTGTTCCGGTAAATGTCAAATCCTGGGTGACTGTGCTGAATGTGTAATCGATGTTGGGGCGATACAACACATTATTGACTTCAATACTGAAGCTGTAGATGTTGGTAGCAGTGAAGAAATATTCGTTCAATGAAAATACCGTAGCCAACGTAGGTGCAGTATATGCGATATTGAAATTACCCAATGTACCGCCAGTGCCTATTGAAGTAATGGTAAGCACAATATTGTTGGTGCCACCAAAACTTGCGCCGGCAATGGTTATGGTATTACCCACGGCATAACCCGAACCAAATGATGTAGCACCTACGCCGCCCTGTGTTGAACCCGGTTGTCCAACTTCACCGCGCACACGGATTATGGTAAATTTAGCACCAAGTCCGCTGCCGCTGGTAGATGTCTGTGGTACATCATAATAGGTCTGTGCATCCAGCTGTTGGCTGCTGATTCTTTGCATTTTTATCAACACGCCCGAGGCAGGAGCTGTGGTAAATGTGACTTTGTCGAATGCTGCATCCACTGAATAGTCTGACAATTGAATATTGCCATCTAATGTGACCTTGAGCTGGCTGCTGTTGTTGATCTGTATCACACTGCCAATGAGGAATTGAGTAGTAATGCCGTCACCCAGAACCGTGATGAATTGATCTTGCCAGGTGACTCTTCCATAGGCATAAACTGTGTTCAGTCCTGGTGCGCCAATGTACATCCAGCGTTCGTCTAGACTCATGGCCACAGAATATCCAAACTCGCCAGCACCTGGTGTGGTTGATGTGGTGGTACCTGGCAAGGTTAACAGTTGCCATTGTGCAAACGGATTCACACCTGGTTGGCCCAGCGCAGGATCTCTATAGATCACAGCAGCATAACCATTGTTGGGCTCGCTGTTGGGACCAAGACTCTTGCTAGCGCCGGCCACAGCCCAGGTCTGACTGCCAAAATCTATGTCATTACCGTATCCTCGAGCACCTGTACGGTCTAGGGTAAGGATACCATCAGCATCGGCGATTGGGCTGACTGGCGAATAAGTATCGCCGGAGTTTTTAACATACACATATACCGCACCTTTTTCGGTGCCTGTACCAAATCCATATCGTGGGCTGCCCACAAACAATGCTGCTCTTGCACTGGCCTGTGCCACAGAAGAACCATACTGTTCACCTGCATCTAATAGATATGGGCTGATTTGTGCCGAACTAGTGAACACATCTTGTTTTTGTATCACCTCCCACAGGCCATCTCCATTGTTGTCCACCCATACTATAGCCCCCGGCAAGATATCATTGGCATATGGCAAATCGATCACATCCGATGCCTGTGCCACACGCATGGTCTGCAATGTGAATCCCAATCCAGTACCATTGGCCACTGTGCGTGGATTGACAAAACGGAACGCAATATTCACTGTGGTGATATTGGGCACACTGAGCACATGATATACTCCATTGACTTCGGCATCAAAGAAGTTGATGATCAAGATATCATTGTAAGACAACCCATGTGGCTGACTGAATATAACTCTGCTGGTTCCATCCAGGTTGTCGCATACGTGTTGAATGGTTCCCGGAACAGATTGCGCACGATAGATATTCCAATCGTAGTCATTAACTTTTGCAACCCATATGGAAGTACCAACTACGATCGCATCAAGATTGGCTGAAATATTGCCTAGATCGTTTATGTCAAATACAGTGATATCTGCATCATTGAGATTTACATAACCAGCAGTAGGCAGTTGTATATCTGTAGGAGATATAGTAGTAGTTGGCATGAAATCAGGAGAAGTTAATTTATAACTTTGCTTCCATACATCGCTTAACAATATCTGTTGATCTGCAGAACTAACTTGTTGTGGCAACACCACTTGGACCAGACTAGGGTTACTGCTGAGGTAGGCACGATTCAATCTAAGTTCAACAAAACTACGATTGGCATTAGCACCATAGGTTGATCGTAGCACAGCCCAGTTTTCATAGATGCTGTAGTCGGCTGCTTCTTTTCCAAGGTTAGCATTGGAAAACAATTCTGCACTGAGTATTGTTCCTTTGGATCCCAAGAATTGTCGATACACATTCAACTGACTCACATCATCTAGATTCAATGCGGCCATATACTGGCGTGGTCGGAATCCAATCAGACCATAACTTAACAGATCATTGTCGGTTTCAAGATTGGCAGAATTGATATTGTAACTGTTGGACAACTGATCGGCTTTGTTGGCCAAGTTGGGCAATAATCCCAATTCAATCTGAGTGTAATCACTCTGTACCCATTCATTGAAGTTAAATTTTTCACTTGGTTGCACAATATTCAATGCACTCCAGTACACATTTTTGTACTTGACTATCTGTCCTTTGGTATAGCGTTTTAGACCGGTCCATTCTTGCACATTGTCTAGATTGAGTATAAATCCCGGGGTATCAATCTGACCGGTCCAATCGGTGGTGTTTGATGCTATGAGGATCAAACGACTTTGACGAGCGCCTGTAATTGGTTGATACATCAGATCTCCAAAAACACTCTGATTATCCAACACAATCATATGCTCATAGGTGGTATATTTTAGATCAATAAAACTTAATGTCTGTGTGGTCAATGGCTCGCAAACAAATGTATTACCGATACGAACAATATTGAGATTGCGAGTAGGCAATTCTCTGTTGTTCTGATCCAACAGCACATTGTCCATGGCTTGTACAGCGATGCTGTCTACCACTGCCTGCTCACGAGTCACAGTGAGTTTTGCTGCCAGTGGGTTGAGATTCAACAAGGCGTTTTCTCCCCAGCCTTGCTGACTCCAGTACAGGAATTCGTTGCACATCTGTCCCCAATCCAGCACATATCCATTGGCACGATTGGTAAAAGTTATGCCTTGCTGTTGTAGCAATTGTCCATAACTTAACAAGAAATCGCACACACTAGTTTCATTGGAAAATATAGTTCCATATGGCACTTGAACCACAGTATCGGTGTAGAAAGTGGGCACACGTACTGTGGCTCCACCTGAAGTTATGGTTCGAAGTTGTCCCGTTGATTTGCTGGCCAACACATTAAAATATGGTTGTGATGTGTTGTACCCAAACACAGCGTATCCGCCGACTACATTCTGTATGACCACGGCTGAGTAGCTGCTGCGGTCAAATGGTTGATTTTTATACAACAATAGATTGTAACTTTGATCAGGTATCATCAAAGTGGTATTGGTAGAATTAGGACTAGACTTTTCAGTGAATATCTTGATGTATTGTTTGTCTGAGAAACTGGCCATACGATAGCACAATCTCACATCAAGATTGGCCAAGTCAGCTGCTAGCTCATCTGTGGAATTGATACCGCTTTGGCGATTGTAATCAACTATCCAGTCAATGTAGCTGGCTTTGCTAACTCCGTTACCATATACTTCAATACCATTGGCATCAAGACGATAACGATCATTCAATAGATATTGCCCAAATTCAGCGTTATAACGATACAAGTCACGGTCTGCAAACAACGAAAAAAACTTAGCGGTCCGCGTCACTGCTAACACATGCATTACTGCAAATGGATAACTAGAACTATTCCAGAATGACGCTTCCACAGGGCCGCCGTCGCCCGGTGCCCAACTTTTCTGGAATTGGGCATTGGCATAGGTGCCCATGGTACTGTTGAATGGGCTTAGTAATTGTCCTTCATCACCAGTGGGAATGACCGGTGCCAAAGAAGGATATGGTCCTGGCCCCCATATACCATCACGAGGTGGTTCGTCTGAGGATCCTATGCTGGCTGGTCGTGCATATTCTGGGCGGAAGTACGGTTGTACTGGGTCAGCGACATAACCAGCTGCCAAATCATCCCACAACACCAAGTTGTCACCTGTGTATGGTGCTGGGCCATACTTGTCCTCCCACCATAGAGGTTTCTTGCTGAATCCCAACATTTCCCAAGGAGTGAATTGTGGCTGTTCGGTGTCATAGAAGTAACGATTGATGCCGCGCCAGGCGCCCAGGAGATTTTCTTTGTTGTTTAATTTGTTCTGTGTAGAACTATAGTTCCAAGTAAATTCGTTGTCGGCACGGAAATTTTGTGTGCGGTAATCAAGTTTATTAGCACCCACATAGTTCAAGAAATCTTGATTCAATATGGTGGTAATTTCTGTATAGCTGAACCCTGTGTCGCGGAACTGGCCTGGTAATACATCTTCAATAGTAAGTGGTACCGGATTGCCATCTAATTTGAGATTGTTATAAATTCTAGTTTCAAACTCCAGCAACACCTGATCACGTATGTCATTGAACAGCGGAGTTATAGATCCATCATGCCCTTGGGTGACTTGCACCAGACCTTTACTAGTACGTTGGGTAATCACTTGAGGAATGAATGCTGGATACAATCCCAGTTTGGTTGGTGTATTAGGAGCAAAACTTCCATAGGTGGCGGTGTATTCCTGTAGAGTCAATTGGTCGCCAATCGGTAAATCAACCAATACAGTTATACGAGGACCATCTGTGGCCACTGTGTAGTCACGGTCTCTGGTCAGCAACACCTCACCTAGATATACATTCATTCCCAAATAATTGGCTGAACGATAATTATAAACTTGTACTGTATCAAAGCTGCCAGTATCAGTATAGCTGATGGTATAGGTAGTGGTTGTATAAACTGCACCAGACGGTAACATATCAGACCAGTAAAATGGCTGTGTTTCAACCCGACCCAAGGTAATATTTTGTATCGCAGTGTCTAAGACCTGCGAGATAGTATCAAACCCAATGGTTTGTTGTGTTACTGCATCTAACAATTGATACTTGTATTTGTTGTATTCTCTGGCAGCAAAACTCATTGACGCAAAGATATTGTAGTCTGGCGAGCGTAAGAAATATCCGGCCAATGTCATTGGCGCACTTTGTTGCAATATGGTCAATCCATAAGGAACTAAATTACCAAGGTCTCTGGTATTGTTAGCCCCATTCACTGGTCCTTGGACTGTGATTAAATTTTCGCAAATGCTTTCATAATGTGTTCGTATGGTACCCAGTGTGAATTCTGGGCTATTGCCGTTCAATGGATTGTTCTGCAGATTGATAGGAACTTGATAAAATGCAGTGCCGCTGGTCTGATCACTCAACACTAACACTTCAATGATATCACCAGGTATGTAGGTGTTGTTTAATGTGATTGTTGTGCTAGTATCAGTGGTAAGATAGCTATAGACACCGGGTTCCTGGAATACTGACCCTACATATATTTTGATTGCCGGGGTATTATTAACTAAACTGTTGGCTTTGACATCCAGCTTGAGTGTGGCACCGGTATAGGTGAATTTAAACTGTTGATATGTTTGGCTGGTTGTTGCAGCAGTTTGCCATCCGATCAATCGATCATATGTGGCTCGTGTGGGATATTCTCTCACAGAGCCTGAACTGATGTCCTGGGTCACACTGGCATTATCAACCACATACAAGAACGTATCTTTGTATAAGTTATTGACAAAAACAATGTCACCCACGTTATTGATATTAAGATATTGCAAAGGAAACTGCAATATAGGATCTATTATGGTGGTATCACCCACTGCGTAGCTGAACAATTTACTACCAGAGAATGTCGAGCTTTGATACACAGTCTGATCACCAAAACTATATCCAGCGGTGTTATACACATTGAATAGCGGTGCCTGTTGTACCGCGGTTTTTTGTTGCGCTTCAGTCCATGCAGTTCCATCAAACCAAAAAGTCACGCCAGCTGATGTTGTACCATTGAGGCACACTGTGCATTGATCGATCAATACTTCACCATCTTCTGCCTGCGTGAGATTGATGATAGGTTGCGCAATCAGTGGTGCAACAGTGTCTGGAACAATAAATGACACTACATATATTTTGTTTTTTACACTTTGATCTTGGTCGGCTGCAAATATAACTCGACTGCCATCAACCAATGTGTAGCCATCAATGGTGTAACTGGTAGAACCTTCTACATTGCTAAATGCATCAGTCTGTGAAAAATCAATGATATCAACTGGATCTTTACCTTCAGTGCCCATGTTCCATAATCTGATATCAGGACGGAATTGAATAATAGGGCGCTTGGCTCTGTAGTTGTTGTCAAATGTTGCCACGGTATTGTTATATTTTGCAGTGGCATTGATCACATCAGTATGGAACCAACGATTGCTGCGACTCCAGGCGTTGCGATCCAGGCTGGCACGATTGATAGTAAGGTAATCGGTTGAGTTAGGCTCTACATAAATTGTACTGTCGTTGGCATCAACCACATACAATTCAGGCGTTACAAAGTTTTCAACTGGCAATAGCTCAATTGCTGTGCCCACTCCACTCACATAATATTCCAAGTCGCTGACAACTGTGGCGGTAACACTGCCGCTGCCTATGTCTAATGGATATACTCCACCACCTTTTTGTGTGCTGATGCTAAATTGTATTCCGTTGGCTGCGATGCTTTGTATATAATATGTTCCAGGCAACACTCCGCCAATGCTTTGACTGAACACTATCTTTTCCCCGACATACAGATCTGCAGTAGATGCTGTTGTGAGATAGTTGCTGCCCGGCTGAGCAGCAGTGATCACCAATGGAAACGTGCCCGAGCCATAGGTGGCCGGCGACACATCACCAACAAATTTTACTTTGAGTCCGTTTGTAAAGACCACACCATTTGGACTGGTGTAAGATGGCCGGCCCAAGATAGCATCAATGAATAGTGTTGTGCTGGCTGTTTGCTCGACCAATCGAATACGTCCAAAGATTTCCGGATCTGTGCCATCTTGATAATACAATGTATCTTGTGCAGCAGTCAGCAAAGGAATACGTTCAAACACACCGGCTGCCGTTTTGTACCATTGTGTATTGCTGTATTGATTTCCGTATCTTGCTGTGAATTTGTTCAGCACAGGTATATCTGAAATCTTAGACAAAGTCATATAGGTGTAATGATCCACAGTCACATAGTTGATCTGCCACAGCTGATACCGATCCTCGGGAGCCACAGGTGATGTCTGACTGAAGAATGTGGTATCATAGCTGCCTATCAATCCGTTGTTTGAAATGGTTTCAGTCAATGGATCAAAGAATGTGTTTACTTGCCACCCACCAGCTTCGGCATCGGTCACAGGCTCAGTGAATACCAATGTTCGACCATCAAGATTGGCAGTTCCATCAATGCCGCCATATGTGGCCAAAAACTGATCCACAGGTTGATTATTCACTTGATCAAATTTAAGATCACAAATTATATCAACAGGAGTGATCACAAGACCATTTGAATTAACTCCAAATGGTGTTAATGAATAGTAAAAATTCTGTGCAGTTTTTTGTGGCACGTTGAATACCACTGTGCCAAGGTCAGTGCCATTGTCGGACACACCTAACACATCTCTCGAACTGATGTTTGGGTTGCTTGGATCTTTACCATTCACTCCCGGAAAGGCTTGTATCCAGAATCCAGGGCCGGTACCAGGAACACCATCCACGATGTTCAAGGTACCTTGCATGTTCATCTGTGTTTGACTGGCATAGTACAGAGTATCTGGTGCATCTTGTGGCACAGTGAAAGTGACCAGGCCAGTCAATGCACCATTTCTTGATACGCCGGAATCATACACATCGCCAACCCCAGTCACAGGTGCTGTCTTGATCCAGAATGGAAAATTTCCAACAAATGTCAAGTTAAACACATAGGTGTTACCACGTGCCAGAGTAAGAGTGGGGTTGCGTAATCCGTCCAGTAGGTATGCAGAAGTGCCTGAATTGCCCACACGATAATTCACAGTTTCTTTAGTGTTTTGTGCTATTTGGAATGTGTAGCTGCCGCCGCGCACAAGATCGATCACTGGATCGTTACCGGTCACTCCGGAAAATGTATAAACTCCATTTTCTCGTGTGACTACAAAATTGTCAGTGGTAGGAATGGTTGCTGCTTGTACATCCACTGCATCAGGCCCAGCAGGCAACCAGAAATACTGGCTGAAATTAACAAAAGTATCAAAATCTACAAACGGATCCCAGCTGTAATATTCGCTCTCATACAGTCGATCTGGGCGGCCGCCATCTCCGCCGCTGAATGCAACAGCATCATTTATACCTGGATAGGTGATAGCATTCTTGATGGTATTGGTGTCGGGTATTAAACTGACCACACCTGGCTCAAGCTGATAATCTCTTCTGATGGCATCGGGTTCAACCACATAGTTGTCATTGGGATTCACGCCAGGGCCAACAGTACGGCCAATGTAGCCTTGCGTTTTCTTGAACTGTGGCTCTTGTGTGAGTTGATCCAGTGTGGCAGCTAGAAACTGCTTGTTGGTATCAGTCTGAAATATTTGTGGGAGTAAATCTACCGAACGTACAGTGGCCATTAAATTACTCCGCTACCAGGGGCAGTACGCAGATTGGTACTGGTAAGTGCTTCAATCACTTCAATGTTTTCAATGGTTGCTGCATTGACAAATAGTTCATTTGGTGCAGAACGCACTTCGTATAAATCACCAAAATACTTCTGTGAGTTCAGTGGCACCAGCACCACTGAGCTGATGATAGTTCCCAGCATGCGATGTAGATATGCTGCCAGCTCTGAGAAATAGAATGTGTCGCCAAAATTCCACTTGTCAATACTGAAATAACTATTCATCTCTGCCACAACCGAACTCTTGATCTCACTGGTACTGGCTGTGCTGTTGGATGCACGGATCACCTTGATAGTGGCACGAAGTTCTGGCGATGCTTTCATACCGAACATTGGTTTGAACATCACTGGATTCAAGATGATGTTGTCGCTGATCATTTTGTAATTCTGTAGGCCTTGATATGCTGTGTTCAATTCATCAATGGTAGGTATGTCAGGCTGTGGCACAGTTCCGGTTGTGTCTCTGATCCAATTTTGATAAGCAGTATAGTAAGATTGCGGAACCACATACAAGTCAATGATATTGGTAGTTCCTGGATCAATCCTGTTGGTCAATGGAGAATTATGACGGTACTGATAGTAAAGACTTTGACGACCTGTACGTGCTATCCATCCTGAAACTTCTACTAGGGTGCGTACTCCGGTCACTGAAATGCTGAGTTCGTAAAATGTGTTTTGACTGTAAGCATAGAATACCTGGCCTGGAGACCACTCACTCTTGACCAGCTCGATATCATCTATAGTGGCATAGTCTGAATTTACTCTGCCTTGTTCCACCAACAGATAGCGTTGAAGATTGTCAAAATCCACAGTCTGTTGTAAGAATACCAGTTTCTCGTTGGCATTTGTTGTAGGAGCCACTATCTCTGTAAAGAAGTCTGGATTGTCAGGAATACCGTCACTGTCTGCATCTCGATAGCTGACCAAGACCTGGAAGTCATCCACGTATCCATCACTCTCCACTGGTTGACCTATGATGGTCATTGGAATATCGCCGGGCAAGTGTGCTGTGGAATCTGGTTGTGTATTGACTGCTAACACATTGATATAATCTTTTACCACAGTTCCGGTGCGACTGTCATACACTTGCTGTCCGTCATAAAAGAAGAATCGTGTCTGTAGCACTGATCCAAAATTGTATTGCAGGCCGCGGAAAGTGATAGTATAGCTCTGATTCACTGTGACAAACTGTATCAACCAGCTGGCATCGGTATTGACACCATTTTGATTGCCTGCCAATCCTGGTACTGTCTGGCTCCACTCAGCATCTTGGTCCAGATTGGTGCTGGTAATTAGATACCATGAATACGGTATTCCGGTCACAGAGCCGTCGTTGTCATAGCCCAACCCAAAATTGCGATACAACACGATCTGCTCACTGATGGCTGTTTCCAAGGCCAATGGCAAGTCTGTGACAAACAACGGAATGATGCTGTCAACGATAGCGCCTGTGGGCACAAAATTGTTCAATGTCACTGGGCCTGCACCGGATGGAAGATTGCCTAATCCACCGTTGTATCCATCACCAACCACTTGCAGTGGGCTGGCCCAGATTTCCAATGTTTCATCTGAACGAGTAGGCGATCCTTGTACCAGACGATTGTTGCGATCAAAGTAGTATCCAGTAGGCGACACAAATTTGATCAGTGCGCCAGGTGTAATAAAGTAAAATGGGTTGGTGGTGCTTAAAACATTACCAACTGGGATTGGAGTACCGCTGGGCCAGGTGCTGGTGACTGTGCTATTACGAAAGAAACCAGTGGTCTGATTGGCCAAAGTGGTACTCTGCTGCCAGGTGCTCAGTGCTGTGGTGCCTGTATTGACAGTTTGTCGTGGAAAGTTTGCATAGTAAAATTGTTTCACAATAGGTGCCAACAGTTGAGGCTGTACCTGATTGGTTATGACATCTGCGATTTCATTCCTAGTGTTCCAGGTGAATAGTATGGTAGGCAATATGTTCTGTTCCCATAGGCCACCGTCGCTGCCAAAGGTATTGGTTGAACTGTATTTGCCTGTGTTGTCCACTAGATCAAGATAGCGGCTGGTGCCGATGCTGGCACGATTCACAGCCTTGCTTTTGAGGATGGAGTTGTACTGAGTGTATGGAAACAGGTTGTAATCTTCTCCATTTACCATGCGATTCTGTGTGTAATACTGAGCCGGAGCACGTTGTTTGATTTGTGCGATAGGTTCTCTTGACTGGCTGTTGCTTACCGGTTGTGTGATACCACAGGTAAATGTTATGGTTTCAAGATTGCCGCTGCGACTGATGTAACTGATAGGCAAACTGACCGATTGCATCTCTTCAGGATTGATGATGTATTGCAATCCGTTGGATGCACGAACATAGCAGCGGAATGTGCCCACTGGGATCTCACTGAACACACCATCACCAAACACTAGTGTGATCTGATCGTTGGCTCTGCTGGTCACAGAGAATATGGGTCTCAGGCTAGTTCCAATCTGTTCCGCAGCAGCTGAATAGATGTTCTCCTGATATTGCCATTCACGATTGATGTTGCCCACATTGTCCAACTGGAACAACCAGCGGTCTTCTTGATTCACACCGTCAATGTTGATATTCACAGTACGATTGGCGATACGTTCAGCCAAGTTGAAGTCTTGATTTTGCAGCACACCCTGTTTGAACATGAAAAAATAACCAGTGTTGTTGCTGTTGAATCCCAGTTGATCATTGCGGAACAATATGTTGAACGCTTGATTGGGTTTGGGACTGGGTTCGTACAGATAATTTTCACCAATCGAAGTGCTGGTCATGGCTTCAAACGGCATGGTGATACCATCCACTGTGGCAGTGTAAGGGATCACTGGCAGGAATCCGGGCACAAGGTTGATACCGTACTCGTCGGTACGCACACCCAGGATGGTCTGGCGATTGCCTGGGCGGCCCACACGTTGGGCATCAACCAAGGCTGCATTGATGATGGTGGTAAACTGCTCTTGCCAGTCGGGGTTGGTAGGATCTGCCCAATCCACTGTGACGTTGCTGAGATTAACACCATTGTAGTCTGTGACATTTTCTGTGGTCACAACAGAAAATACCTTGAGCAGGCCTTGTGCTTCTGTGTTGCGCTTGGCAGTATAGCTGACCAAGTTTGCCAGTTGAACCACAGAATCTCTGCGTTCAGCAGTGTCTAGATAGTTTTCTCGCGTGTTGAGATCAGTACGAAAGGCCAATGCCTGACCCATGAATGCCATCACATCCAGCAGCGCGATAAATTCGCTAGACTCAATGTAATCGTTGAATGTTTCGGGATAGTACAGGCGCAAATAATCAACAAAACTTTTGCGCAGAGTTTCAAAGTCATAGCTTTGGAAGTCAGCTTCTCTATAGGTCTGGTAGATTTGTTTCCAGTCCTCTACTCCGAAGATTGCTGTTTGTCTAGTTGTTGTTGCCATTGGTTTTGACCTTTTGTGCCTTGTTGTTTATTTATGGACACAAAAAACTGCGTAGTTTATACCTAAATAAAACTGGCTCGTCGAGACACTATGTCAAAGAATATGGCCAAGCGGCTTGCGTCTGTTGAAGGAGTGATGGTGAGTTCTATCTGTATCAAGATACCATTTTCTTGTGGGAATACCTGTATGTCTGAAATAAAAACTCTGGGATCTCCACCGGCCACACGTTGTATTTCGGCCACTATGTCGTTTTGTAGTTCTTCCACTTGGTTTTCAAACAAGAAATTCCACAGCAAGGTACCATATTCTGGACGACCCGGAAGTTCGCCTTGACGTATGTTGAATGCGTTCAAGAGGTCTTGTTTGATCAACGGAAAATCAGTCAAGGTAAATTTTTTAACTTGATTGATTGTGTTGAACCCTATGAATGTTTGTGCCATACAGTATTTACCGGTAAAAATCAGCTGACGTTAGCAGAAATTCGTTTTTTTAACTCTTTGGCACGAGACACAATATCGTTGGCCACTACGCTACGCAGTCTATCTAGTTCTTTGATTCCGGCCACTATTCTGATGAATTGGCCTCGCACACGATTGGCTTCAACACCTGCTGACACATTGCCAGATGCTATTAGTTCAGACCCCAAAGGAGCCGGAGATGCTGATACCGCAGCATCATACTTGGCCAACACTGGCACAAGCGTAGCAGTATTTTTTTGTATTGCACTTTCTTTG